GGTGTGCTTCCGTCGCCGCCTCGACCATCTCCGCATTGGCTTCCGCCTGAGCAGCAGCGGCGCGGCGCTGGTATTGCTCGTCCGCGTCTGCCTGTCCGTCGAGTTCGTTTTTGTAGTGTTGGAGTTTTTCTTCCAATTCGGCTTGAATCGCTGCCGTGCGCTGCTTTTCGGCGCTGAGCGACTTCACCCGCGCCTGCGCCTCGATCCGCTCTGTCTCCTGTTCAGTCCGATCCGTCAGATTCTTTTTCTGCTCGTCCGCGCCCGCGCCGATGGAACCTTGCGCCTGCTGAATCAGCTTTTGTCCAACGGCTTGCTGCGGGGTGGCTGGCCCGATTTTGGGCGCTTTGCCGTAGGTCTTTTCGATCTCCTCACGAATGGCGGCAAAGCGCTTTTTCGCTTCCGCGTCAATCCGCGCAAAGCCGGAGATTTGATGCTCGGCCGATTCATCGGCGAGTTCATCGACCCGGCGCTTCAAATCCTCTTCCTGCTCGGCAATGTGCGCATTTGTTTCCTGCCGGATGTAGCCGATGCGCTTTTGCTTCTCGGAATCGTCAAGGTCGGGGCTGAGCTGCGAGATGCGATCTTCGCCCTCGGCTTGCGTTTTGCGAATGCCTGTCATCCCGGCCATGTTGGCTTGGCGGCCAAGTTCTTCCGTCTCACGCATCTCCGCGTCATGGCGCTTCGCCGCTTCATTACGAAACTTGACGCGAATATCTTCGACCGCCTGCTCGCTGGCGATATGTTTGTCTTTCAATTCCTGAATAGCACGAGCCTCTTGCGCCGCATAGAGCGCCGATCCGCGCAGACCGGACTCCACGGCTTCCTCATGGATTCGCGCCAACTCCGCCGTTCGCGACTTTGCATCGCCGTCGTGTTGCTTTTGGCTGTTGGCTAGTTCAGCATCGGCCTTTTTAGTAGCGATCTGGATGGCGAGCTTCTCTGTATCTGCTCCAGCGGTCTTTTTATCCACTGGATTTCCCAGCATTGAGTCCAGCTCATTGTTATGACGCCGTTCTTCGGCAGCTCGTTGCTTTGCTTCCTGAATCACCGCATCACGCTTTTGGTGAGGATCTTTGATCGCCGCATCTCCGGCGTGCATCAGCTCAATAGTGGATAAGCGCCCCTCGTGAAACTGCTCCGATTCATTTGAGTGCTGAAGTTTGTCGAGCTTCTTTTGCCAATTTACCTGCTGGCCCGCGGCGGTGCTTCGATCATGCGAATGTTGCCATGCGTCCCCGGCTCCTGGTAAAAGAAGATCGAGCGATGTGCGCCATCCTATCCCGGTCTGGGGGCCATTCGCCGCATCGCTATATCGCTTCACAGCTTCCGTTGCTTCGTCAATGCGCGCCCGAGTCGTTTCGATCGAGTGTGTATTGCCAAAATCTTCTTCTCTTGCTTTTGCAACTTCGGTTCGATATTCCTGTACAGCTTTAGGCAGCGCAGTGATCGCGTGCCACAGCTTTTCAGCGCCATGGATTGCGGCCTCGAACATCATGGCGCCAATCTGTATCATTCCCAGGGCGATCATCGCGCTGCTAAGTGCCCCGATCGCTCCCATCAGTGCCGGAAATTTTGAAAGCACCGACACCATGGCGCGTGGAACGTGAACGCCCATTTCCTCGGCTGCCAGCCGGATTTTCTCTTTGGCGTTCAGCGCGCCAGCGCCACCCTGCTCGAATCCCTCCTTCATCTTTTTGCCGGAGGTCGAGCCCGCAGCGCCGAGCTTGCCGAGGTTGCCCTCGACACTCGCGACCGCCGCCGCCGAGCTGGTGTCGGTGACGTCGATTCGAATTTGCACGGCGCTGGACTCTACTGCCACAGGTCACCCCTTACGCTGGAACTTGACGCCGCAGCCGGAGCACTCCCGGCCAAAGCGATTCTGCTGCCGTGTACCGCAAGAGCTACAGGCCGGATGATGGCCTTCAAAGGCTTTTCGCGCACGGTCGAGAGCGAGAATGCCTTCCGCTTCGAAGCCTTTGAGGTCGCACTCAGCAAGGCTGACACCCGCGCTCCGGAGCGCGTCCAGGTGCAGCAGATACTCGGCGAAGCGGTAGTACCCCCAAGCAAGCGTGCGCACCGGCACATGGCGCTCCATCCGCGCGAGAGTCTCCGGGCTGGCTCCGGAGCTTTCGCGATGGATTGTGCTGCGCACGAAGTCCTCCTCGAAAATTTCTTCGAGAGCCATACGCACGCCTTCGGGGTCATGCCAAACATCGATCACGCGTCCTCTTCAACCTTGGGCGCTGCCGGGCTGAACAGCGCATCCACGGCCGCAACCTTGTGATAGGTGTCCATGAACTCGACAATCGCGTCGTGATCCAGATCCGCGTTGCCATCCACGGTGTAGCCCTCGACGCTGACGATCAGCTCGTCGTAGAGCGTGGCCAGTGTGGCTTGCGCGCCCAGCCACTGCGTCTTGCCCTTGCGCGAGCCGCCAACCACCCGCGAGCGGCTGCTGTCGCGCGAGAAGCGCCGCTGCTGCTCGGCTGAAGGCGTTGTGAAGTTGTGGCGCAAGCCAGTGAATTTGCGCATGACGCCTTTTTTGTCCGCGCCCCAGACAGCATCCAAGAACACCGATTCCTGGCCGAGCGTGATTTGCGCGTCGTCCTCAGCCTCGCTGATCGAAACGGAAACCAGCGCGTTAGCCACGCCCAGGCGGTGCGAAAGCGGCAGCAGCGCTTTCCAGCCCTCGACCTGCTCGATACTGGTTTTGTCCACTGGCAGCGCATAGCCGGTGGCCGTGACGAGCGCCTCCTCGACCAGCGCGAGCCTGGCCGAACTGCTGTCGAAGCTGTCGATGTGCTGGCCGCCCTGATTTTCGCTGGTTGAGACGATGCCCTCGAAGTACTTCAGCCACTGCTTTTTCACGATGCGCGCGAGGGTGAAGGTGTACGGCTTGCCGCGATCTTCAATGGCGATGATGCGCGGCGCTTTCAACTCGATTGCAGACATGGTTCCTTCTTTCTGTTTTGAGTTTGGTTTTTTTACACCCCTGCGACGAAGACCTGTCGCCGGGGACCCCGTGAGGGGATGCAGAGGGTTGAAGGAACCCTTGATGCTCGAAGCTCCACGCAGCCCATGCGGAGCTTCAACCGTGGCGAAGGGGTGCCACGGGGATTGCGGAAAAAGTGGGCGCGCCGCCACACATGACGCGCCCGGAGGAACAGCGTTAAGAGGACGGCGCGACCAGATACAGCGGCACATCGTTCGTCACTCCGATGGTGATGGGAGACACACCCGCCTGCTGATAGTTGGTGGTTTCGTCGTTCTCAACTTGCCAGACGATCATGTCGCCATCAAAGCCGAGCTTGGTCGTCTTCAGGTGCATCTGCGGAACCGAGATCGTCATCTGTGCAGCCGCGCCGGAGTTCACAGCCAGTTCGTAGTCGCAAGCCGTGTCGTTCGTGAAGCGCGTGTAGATGTCGTCGGTGTCCTTGGCGGCGAAGGTCGTCGAGAGCGAGAACTTCGGATTTCCCTTGCGAACGAAGATGCCGTAGAGACCACCGCCAGGCGCGCGGTGAACTGTAAGCTGATTGTCCAGCTTCAGTGTCGTCGACATGTGGCGGCCGACGAAACTAGCCAAGTTCGCGACGGGTCCGAAGGTCAACACGGCGTCCGAGCCGAGCAGATAGGTTTCCGTCGGCGCAACGGGTAGCGCGGTGGCCATCGAGCCAGCGATCTGGATGCCTGTGCCGGTCATCGAGAACTCGGCCATGATCGCTCCCGTCTCGCTGATAGTGAGCGTCAGGTCGCTGATGCACATGTCCGGGCATTTGTTGTGCACGTCCTCGGTGTCTTCCACGTAGATCGTCGTCGGCACGGCCGTGCGTGTGCTTTCGTCGAAAGTGAACGTGTGGGCGTAGGGTGATGCAACACCTGTGACGGTGTCCTGCCCCATCAGGAAAGCGAGGATGTAGCCGGCCAGCCAGGGCGAAAGCTCGGCCTTGAAGCCACTGAAGCTGGTATCGTAGCTGGTGATTTGGCCGTTGGTGGCGAAGGCCGTGCCCTTGCCCGCATAGGCAATATCGGAGCGGCGCGTGATCTTGCGCTCCAGAATCGCTCCACCGTCGAAGCGTTGGCGATGCGTCAACGCGGCGTCAGCCAGGGCCGTATTCCAAGCCGCTTGCGAGTTCACGCTGAGCATCAGGTTTCGGGCTGTTTTCCACTGCGAAAGAAAATTGTTGGGACCGCTCATTTATTTCACCTCTGACTTGACTGTTGTGGAAGTGCTCTGCGCAGGCGCGTCTGTATGGCTGGCAGCCACGGTTGCGGTTCGTTTGCTCGACGCGGTTGTTTTGGCCGCTGTTTCGGCTGTGGCCGTGGCATCGGAAACAATCTCCAGAATCGCCACGCCCTGATAGTTTTTGAGCGAAAGCACGCGCCGCCATTCGCTGCTGAGGACGCGCACGGGCGTGTCTGCCGTGAAGGCATAGGAAAAATGCGCGGTTGCAATGCGCACCGTTCCACCGTCGCCAGCGAATTTCACGCCCGCCGCACTCAACTGCACATCGACAAAATCCGAATCAGTAGCCATATCACACGCTCGCATTCGGTCCGTCGTACTGCGCAACGCCTTCCACCAGGAAGGTGATGGCATAGAGCTGATCGACAGGCCCATCTTCGGTAATGACGGGAGAAACAGACTGCAACGTCAGCGGCATCGTGCTGGACCCGTCAGCCAGCGCCAGCCGCGCCCCGGCAAGCTGATTGATCGCCGTCTCGACCAGGACCAGCGTTTGCAGCCGTTCGTCGGCCTTGGAACGCAGGCTCGATTCAAAGCACATGACATCGAACGGCATTCCGGCCTGATAGGTGAGCCGCTGATTGTCGTGCAGATTCCGGTAATCGGCTCCGCCAAAGCGTACGCGCATCGAGGGCGGTTTCAAAACCAGATCGCCCTGTGCATTGAAATCCTTGTCGCCGATAGAGTCGATGTCGATCGCCACGGGCGCATCTGCCGTGCCATAAGCGGCGGGCATGACACTCTTCAGCAGAGCAACCAACGCAGACTCGACGGCATCGATCCGGACTTGAGAGGGAGCGCTCATTCCGCGCCCCCCAGTCCGGCCGTCGCGGCGGCCTTGCGGCAGAAGCGATTGACCAGGCTCTGGATACGGCGTGGATCCTCGGGACGGAAAACGCAATAGGGCCGCGCCGGAATGTTCTGGTGGCGCGAGTGGCTGCTGACGTTGGACCTATTGCGTGGCCCAATCAGCCTATGCCCTTCACGGCTGCCAACAAATCGCGATTGCAATCTGGTGTGTTCACCAACCTTGACCGTGGCCTCTTCCATCGCTTTGGTGCGCGGGCCAAAGACCGAACCGCGATCCCGCGAGCCAAACTGATGCACGGCGGCGTACTTGAGATTGGTGCCGATGACCACGGTACCCGGCGCTTTATGCACGCCGATGGAGTTCAGCAGCGTGCTCTTGCCGATGAGGAGCTGATGCCCAGGTCCGTATTTCGTGGGGTTGCTCTTGATGGTTGAGGGAGCCAGCGGAGCCCAGGAGCCAGCCGGAGAGCCATGCTCACGGAAAGTACGCCGGATCGACAGCAACATCGACATGCCGATTTTCGTCATCAGCTCGTCGGTCTGCGCCAGCGATAGCCGGAACTTGCCCAGCGCCACCTTGGCATTGCTGTCATCGACCTGGATTACTTCTGCGCTCATACGAACCCCTGAAGTTGTTTGTCGCTGAACCGCAAATTGCGATCCTTATTGGAAATTTCCGGGCCGCCCAGCGAGGTTTGCGGCTGGACTGAACCTGTTGGCTGATCGAGCGATGCTTTGGCCGACGCGATGTCTTTGAGAAAGGAAATCGCCTGGTCAAAGCGCGTCTGCACCGTCTCGCCGATAGTCGTTTCACGCCGCCTGCTAAACAACAGGTAAACGGCAATGTCCAGAGTCAAAGCCTTCACGTCGTCCGACTGCTGCAATGGCGTGACATAGCGATTGCGACAGTAGCTCTCGACGCGGCCAGAAGCCTCCTCCAGCGCCGCCGTGACTATCGCTGCATTGACCGTGCCGGCGTTGTCGTCGTCGGTGAGTTCAGTCAGGTCCTTCTGCGTCAAGCGCAGAGGGACCAAATCGGCTTGGGTGGCGTAGGCCATGGGCTACTTGATTTCCTCAATCAGGCCGCGTTCAAGAAGAAATTCAGCCTCGGCATCCGTGAACGGCTGCTTGGAACGCGCGACGACAATACGGTGGTTGAAATTGAATCCGGTCAGCGCCCGATAAAGTTTGGTCGCCTGCTCGGGATCTTCGCTTGAAGCCTTTTTCTTGCCTGCCATTCTGAAACTCCTGAATCTGCGCCAGGCGCGCCAAAACGCGCCTGATGCCGGGGAGGGCTTGTTGATTCGTTATCCCTCTGTGGGGCCGGTGATGGTCGCCAGCGTGGGAGCAGTCTTCAGGGCATTCAGGATAGGTATGCCCGTTTCGGTCGCGGTGACCTTGAGGTCGTAGTACCAATCCACCGACTGCCAGTAGGTTTTCTTGTCGAGTTCCGGATCGGTCCATTCCAGAACGCCATAGCCATCGATCGTGCTGGGCGCAGCCGGCAGAGTGCCGCCGTCCGGCCCTTTGCCACCCGCCCAGGTAAAGCTCTTGGCGCAACTGACATCGTTGCGATCCGCTGAGGGCTTCGAGTATCCGAGGAAGGCGTTGCTGCCCCAGATGTACGAGGCAACCATGTTTTGAGACGCCTTGAGCGCACCAGCCTTCACGCACTTCACACCGAAAACCGAAGTGAGCTTGTCGAGATCGATGACGCCCGTGACGTTGGTGTACTTGAAGCGATCGACGATGTCGGGATGATGAACGAGGACTTTCACCAACGGACTGGACAAGATCAAGACCATCTGATCGTCGGAAATTCCCGCCTGGTGCAAGATTTCCTTGTACTCGTCCACCTGGTCAATGGGATGCGAACCATCCGTGCCCGTCCCTGCAACAGCCGGATACACGTCCCACTGGTTGTTGCTCCCCTCCGACAGATCGATGCCATTGGGGAAGTTGGCCGTCGAAAGCACCAGCTTTGCCACTTCATCTTCGTGCGCACGGCGAATACGGCCAATCAGATCGCCGGTGAGATGCTGCTTGGTGCTAAAGCCGAGCCCCTGGCCATAAGCCTCTTCCTCAAATGGCACGTCACCCTTGAGAGCATGGGAACGGCAAAAATAATCGTCCGTTGAATACGACCGGCGAATCGTTGTGGCTCCATCGCCCGGCGCACGCAGCGTGCTGCCCGGCAGGATCAGGTTGGTGCGATCCCATATCAGGTACGGAAACGACTGCCGTTCGACTGGCACATTGGGGCAAATGAGCGGAAACACAAGTGGTGTGTCATCATCCGCAAACTCTTTTGCGTAGTTGCTGAGCGCCACATTCGGAAAGCCCGCCGGCGCAAGTCCTATATATCCTGGCATTGCTTCATCCTCCACTTCCGCTCACGCGGGTGAATCGTTGGTGCGACCGGGCGCTCAGCAGTCAGCCACGCGCCCGGCGCGGTAAAAGTTAAACCTCAGTCAGAGCCGCGGGAGTCGGGCCGCCCAGGCGCGCCATCCACTTTCCGCCAATGGCAGTCAGCTCTACACTGTCACCGATAGCGGCAAAAGTGACCGTATCGCCAGTACCGTCGATGATGTTGGCGGCCGTGGTGATCTTGTGCGCGTGTGCCGTCTCCGCCACAACGTGAATCTTCGTGCCTTCCTGCGCGGTTGTGGGCGTTGCCAGCGTCACGGCGAGTGCAGCCGCGCTGCCTAGGGCATAGGTGCCAGAAACAACGGGAATGGCGCCAGCAACCGTGATATGAGTTACCGGCGTACCCGGAGCGCGGAAGCCGAAGAGCCCCAGCACGAACACGTTGGCATAACTGCCCGGCGAAACGTAGGTCTGCGATTCCAGCGCCACAGCTATCACGGCGGACCCCGGCGTGGCCGGAATGAGCTGCCCGGCGGCATTGACGGTGAGAGCGTCCAGCGCATCCACATCCGCGCCGATCTGCGCCACCGTCTGGCCGAACTCAATCACGGCCGAAGGATTGGAAGTGCTGAGCGCATCCTCTTCCAGAATGCCCACGGCGACCGCGCCAGCAGCCGCGACCAAAGCGGCGTGATACGCATCGACGCCGTACGTGACGGCCAAGCCGCGCTGATAGCCGGAGACGGCCGCAGGCAATAGGCTTTCCTTTGCCTGTACGCCCTTCGGCCCTTTTGCTTCAACGTAAATGTTTGTCATGTGCCCTCCTCGGGCTCAAAAGTGCGCTGAGCGAAGAGCGGTCGCTCAGCGGGGTTTCATAATGCCGCTCCATTACTGCCGCCAAGTTCTAAGTTGGCGCGCAGAAGCTGCTTAAACCGCGCCGCCAGCGGAACTGCCCGCGTGGGTTAGCTCGGGCTGCTCTTCGGCAACCTCTGCCAATGCCTCGCCGAAATTGATCTTCTTTGCCTTGGCGCGTGCGCGGGCCGCATCCGTCAAAGGATCGCCACTCGATCCACCTTTGCCCGTCGGAATGGCGCCCGTGAAAAGACGCCCGTCGGGAACGATCTTCGGCAGACTCTCCAGGAAGAGCACCAGCGTTTCCAGCGGTGTGACCTTTTTCTTGGCTTCACCCTCGCCGAACTCCACAGTGTCCGTAACCTTGGCCAGTTCGTCAAAGACCAGACCAAGACCCTGCTTTTCAAAGGCGGGAATCCACTTGCCCCCAGTCTTCAGGCGTGTCACGGCGTCCGTGGCGCGTTGCTTGACTTCGCCTCCGGCAAGAGCCTTTTCGTGCTCCGCAAACTTGGTTGTCTGCGCATCCAGCTTCTTTTGCAGTTCTGTGACGGTTGTCTGGAGTGGTGCGGCGGCCTTGGTCGCGGCCTCGGTTGCAATGCGGGTTACTTCGTCTTCGCTGAACGTCTTCGGCGCGGTTCCACCGAGCTTCTCGGATAGGAACGTCTTGAGCTGTTCAACAATGGATTTCGTATCTTCTTGCACTGATTCATCCTCCCCGAAGTCCACCTCGATGAACTTCGATCCGTGATCTTCAAATGTGACGTCCTGCAATCCCTTGACTTGGGGAATGCCTGCTCCGAGCCACGCGACATGGCGCAGCCCTGTGATGCGGCCCGTATCGTCGCAATAGAACCCCGCCGACCGCTTTTTGAATCGTCCCGCCGTGCGCGCCTCAACAAACTTCGGATCGGCCTGGCGTTCTCTAGCCAGCAGCTTGCCGCCATCGACGGCCAACGAATCAATCCAGCCCATGGCGGGCTGATCGTCGGCGCGATGGCCAAGCGTTTCCGGCGCTTCATGAAAAGTGGGATCGTAATTGAGTACGACGCGCCGCAGATCCTCGGGCGTGATGACGCCTTTTCCTGCCTTGGAGTAATCTCCGGCACGGAAGATTTCAATCCAGGGCCGCGGCGCTTCGCCATGCTCGCTGGTTTTGCAATATTTGGCTTCGAAATCTTTGGTGTCGATGTCTGCGTCTTTGGCGGCGGCGGCGATCTTGCGCGCTGTGGCGCCCATGGCGGCTTGCGGCACGTTCTTCTCGTGGCCGAAGAGATCCAGCGCAGACTTGACGTGATCCTTGTCTATCGGCAAGTGCCAGGTGGCAATATCTTCTGGGTCGCCCACATAGGCAAATTGGTCCGCCGTGAGCGGCTTGCCGTCTACTGTTTTCGTGAGTTCGTTCGCCATGAACTCAATTTATCGGGCAGCGAAGCGAAGCAGAGTTATAGCTGATTGTTGTGATATAGCTGAGCAAAACGAGAGAGTTATATCCCAGAGAGCGTGTGGAAGCCGGGCTGTGGAACGCCGATGCGGGCCAATAAAGGTAAACGCTCAATGCCGCTTTCGTCGCTGCCTGCGGGCGCATCCTCGGGAAGAATGGGAATCACCGAGCAGCGGCAGTTGAAGCCGCTGGGCGGATATATTTTGAGCCATACCGGATCAGTGGCGCGCGCGCAGAAGCCATCCAGGGCCGCGTGCGCTGGACGGACGCGCATGTCGCCAGCCGTCCAGTACTGCCAGTAGGGGAACGCCTCCATCATCCCCGGCTCTTTCATCTGTTCGAGCCGCCCGGCGCTGTAGGCTTTGTTGCTGTTGGTCTGGAAGACAGTGTCCAGCTCGAAGCTGGCAAGTTGCTCGACGCCTGCTTCAGAGGTCAGCGCGTCCACGGATTTGTGGAAGTCGGCCGCCGTGCCGCCCTTCGCTAGCGTATCCGCCAGCGTGTCGCGGACCTTGGCAATCAAACGCTGGTCGCTGACTCCAGCCACGGTGAAGGCATCGTTGCGGTATTGGCTCGTTAGTCCATCGAAGAGGTTGCGCGTGACGGGCGTCAGGTTACGCAGATAGTCAACTGCGCCGGTGGGCGGCACGTCGAAGCTGAAACCGACATGGAAGGTGTCGCCCTGGGCCTTGTCTTCGGCAAAGTTTTTCAGCCGCGACGTTGTGGCCAGGTGCACCGGCTGCTTTGTCTTGACCAGGCCAACGTGCGCAACATGCAGCCGCCCCAGCAGGTTGGCCGCCGCCAGGTGCGTGGCCAGCAGGTTGCCCAGGCGTACCTGCTCGTCATGATCAGAGAAGGCCAGCATTAGCTCTCCCGAGGCGGCACGGCCGTGTTGGCAATATCGCGCACACGGGCAGCAAAGATGCCCTTGGCGTCACCCTGCAATTGTGCGAAGAGCTTGTCATACTGCGCCATCTGCGCCAGATTCTCGGCTTCGTTCGCGCGTTCGCTGAAGGTGGCGGACGAGCGATCGGCAATCTGCGGAGCATTGGGATTCGGCACCAGTGCCGCTTCCGGATCCTCGCCCTCGACCAGCGGCACGTTGTAGCGCTCCGAAACATACTTCGACGTGAACTGCTTGCCCATGCGTTGCAGGCCGGAGTCCACGGTGAGCCGTTGCGTCAGATCCTCGTTTTCTTTGATCTCGATCGACAGTTTGGGCATCGGCGCGGCCGGCCCATAGTTCCAAAGCACAAGCGGCCGCACGAACTGGTCATTGAGCACAGCCATTATCGACTTGGCCAGCGAGACCGAGCGCGTCTCAAAGGTGTCGGCATGGGTCCGGCCTTGCGCCTGGCTGCCTTTGCCATCCTCGCTGCCGAAGCTGGTCAGAGTTTCTCCCTGGATTCGGCGCACGATGGAGAGCTGCATCGTTTTGAAAAATTCCTGATAGACCTTCGGATCCTGCGCGCGAGCGATCTTCAGCATCTCCGGCTCGAATTCAAAGCCCTTCGGCACGGCAACCGCAACGCTATCGATCAGCGCTTGAGCGATATTCACGGCCTGTTTGCGCTCCGACGCATTGCCGGCGTCGTTGTAGTGCACGACGGCTGTGCCAGGGCCTTTTTCGGCAAACTGCATCCAGAGCCGCTGAATGTTTCGTTTGAACCAGCTCGGCCAAAACACATCTTTAAGCAACGGCCGGCCCATCCGGTTGCGATTGCGCTTGCGATAGCTGAAGACGATGAATTTCTGCTCGGGAACTTCCGTACCCTGCGACATCCAGGGATTGTCGAGCAGTTGCAGCGGCCCGACCTGCGGATGAGAGCGCTCGCCAAAGAGAAAAAGCTCTTGCGGGCAATCGCTGATGTCCATCAGCTCAGCCTGGCCCTCGGAAGTATCAAAGATCATCTCTTGCACGCTGAAGCCGTAGCCGGGCGCATCCAGAAGGCAGTCGAGCACCTCGTCAAAGTTCACGCACGCAAGCTGCTGCTCAATGAATTCCTTCGTATCCACGGCCGCGCTGTCTTTGTCGTTGGCGGGCAAAATCGAGAGGGCGCGCTCCATCACGCTCAGCTTCAGCCCATCGAGCGCGTTTCCGACGTCCTCATCCTTGTCCTCCAGCTCGCGGTAATAGCTCATGGACTGCGCAAGGTTGAAGGTCATGGCGGCATAGATGTCGGTGGGGTTGCGCGACCCGCCGAAGGCCAGCGTATTGCGATAGAGGCTCATCTGCTGCATGTACAAGCTCGATGCGGAAAGCATCTCGCCCTTGGGCGGCAACGGTGGAACCGCTTGAATCTTTTCGTCAGCCATTACAGATATCCCTTCAGTAGCGAGGATGATGTGGACCTTTCCGATGCCTGGACGCCAGCCAACGTGCAGTTGCCACAATCGGCTGCCAGATCAGCCAGAGCCTTGGCCCAGAATGCGTCAGAGTGGGCGTAGATCTTCTTTTTCACGCCACCGGCAACGGCCGTATCGACCTCAATGCGCGGCGCGTCGAAGGTCACGCCGGTAGACGTAGCCTGGCGCTTGATGGCTTGCAGCTCGGTACGAATACGGCCGTCGTAGGGAATGCGCGACCGCAGCTTTTCGAAATTTCTCTTGATTCTGATGGCTAAATCGGTTTTTAGCCGCACGCCATTGTCGTTGGTCCCGGCGAAGCTGACGCCGAGGATGCGACCAGGATTCGCTTCGGCGAAATCGTCGTACAGCCCCACTCCCATGCCGGTTTTGTCGATCGCGGTGTGGTTCGTTAGCTTCACAATCGGGTTCAGAATCCGGAACTGATTGGGGAAGCTGATCCCGGTCAACCAGGCCACTAGCCGCGTCACGGCCACATCGCCGACCTTTTCGTCGAGCCACAGGTTTGTGGCGTCATGGTCGCGGCCGACATCGATGCCGGCGGAAAGCGGGCAACGCGCATTCGCGGCGATTTTCTGCACCACGTCCGCGAGAGCTGTCGTCGGGGAATCCGGATCGAGATGAGCAAGCACCGCATCAAGAGTGGGCTCCTCGCAGGCGGCGATCAGATCCAAGGTCAACCACGCGCCGGTGGCTTTCAGGAACATGCAGCAGAATTCTTGATTCCAGGTGTCGTCGTCGTTGAGGCCGATCTTCATCTCCTCGATGTTGATCGGGCAACCTTCAGCCACGGCGCGGTAAACATCCACCCAGTGGCCAGACCATCCGTCTTTCTTTACGGGTAGTTGAGCCGGAGCAACCCCCATCTCAAGGCCGAGATTGCGGGCAATGTCGTAGAATTTGCCCTGCTCGCCGTTGGGCGTGGATAACACTTCGAGCGAGTTGCCGAGCGCCACCTGGCGAAAGACGGCTGCGAAGATCGAGTAGCTGTCTTCGTGATGCGCAAATTCATCCAGGACCGCGTCGCCGGGATAGCCGCGGGCCGTGCGCGGATTGGCGGGAAGCGCGATGATGCGGCTCCCGTTGGGGAACGTGATCTTGCTTTGGATTGCCTCGATGCGGCCGATGGCGTCAACGAAATCCTCGTTGGCGACCATCTGCGCCGTGCCGCCCATGAGCTGGCAAAGCTTGGATGCGGTTTCGACGAACTCCACCGACTGCGCCTTGGATGCACTCAACACGGTCGTCGTCCGCCCAGGAATGCGCATCGACATTTCGACGCGACGGTAAGCTGTGGCGAAGCTGTAACCAATGCGAGCGGACTTCACCGCGCATTTGAAGCGGGTATTGTCATCGATCCAGCGCTGCTGGTAGGGCCGCATTTGCAACACTGCCGGCATCTTGATCTCGTGATCGAGGACTTCAATCATGCGCGATCACCATCGCTCGGAAGGTCCAGCGGCGGCAGACCAAAGGTGCGTTCGCGCAGAAGATTGATGTCCTTGAGCGAGAATTGGCCGGTGCCTTTCTTGGCTGCCTGTTGCGTGGCCTGGTCAACGCGCGCACGCGCCAGCTTCTCGCGATCTTCCAGCAGCTTCATCCTGCGAGCATCGACGTCAACCTTCCGCTCTTTGATCTCATTGGCGCGCGCGCCCTGCATCACGTCGGCCAAGGCAATCAGGCTCTTAGCAACGCCCATGCGATTCTTCGGCGTGGCATCTTCGGCCAGCAGGCCCAGAATCTGATCGCGCGCCGCGTTCAATACCGCTTCGTCACCGCCCGGAACGACAGACTTGGCAAAGGCCACCGCGATCTCTCGCGCCTGGGCCGAGCGGGCCATCATCTCAGCCGTGACCTGCGCGACTCGCAGATCGTACCAGCGCTGGAGATTTGTGCTCGGCAGCCGGAGATCCGGGAAAAGTTCCAGCACGTCCGTCGGCAGAGCTTCCCAATCAACAAAGCCGCCGCCTTTCGTCGCCCATTTCGAGTTATAGGGCAGCGAGGAAAGCTCCTCGATCTCTTTCCAGGTTTTGTAGGGCTGATTCCGCAGTTGCTGGATGGCGTTGCGCACTTCGACCGGCAGCCGGTCGATCTTCAATGGCAGATTGCGCTGGCGCTTCTCGCCTGTGCGGGGGCTGCGCTTGGTTTTACGCTCCATAGCAGTCCTCCTCAGATCAGAATCGCTGGATCGGTGATAGTGTCTTCGCGCACGTCGCGGCCGCGGCTGGTGAGCTGGATCAGTGAAATGTCCACGCGGTTGGTGCGGCGGTCTTTTTTTTCGTTGTAGGTGAGATAACCGCGATCACTCAGATCTTGCAGCGCCGTGAGGCAGTCATTCTCGCCCAGGTCAAAACCGAGATCGCGCAGAATATGCCAGAGGGCAACATGATCTACGCGCGACTGTTGCGCCTGATGCCGCGTATAAAGCACCTCGATGATTGCTCCGCGCAACCGTTTCGTCGCTGTTGTATCCAAGGTCATCGCTCACCCCCGATTGCGCAGCGATTTCTCGATGCGATTGTTCTGCTCTTTCAAATCGTTCAGGGCGCAGACAACTTTCTGCATCTGCTCGCCCACAAAAGCCGTTTCCGTCACCATCCGGTCGCGCTCGCGGTCGTCGCGATCCGCGATCCGGTTCATCGCCACCGCCGTCTCCTGCACCGAGTCGGCTAACTTGCCCAGATACCCCAGGCCCACCTTCAGGAGATCCCAGGCTAAGGCCATCGCAACCAGGATCAGTAGCCAGACGAAGCCCCAGCGCGAGAGCAGCTCGAAAACCTGCGCCGGTTGACTCTGCGCCAGGCTCAGAAATCCCCAGGCAACGCCCAGCAACCCGACGCCCCCGACGCTGAAAGCTACCGTCCGAATCCATCCCGAGCGGAAGCCCACCGAAATGTCCGCCGCCCTCGCCGTTCCCAAACCTGGAGTCACTCGCGCTCTCCCCTCATGCCAATCTCCGCCTGAACGGGCACGACTCGCAAGACAACCGGGCGTGCCGCCCATTTTGCCCCCCCTACGCCCGTTCGTACCACCCGAACCCCAGCGCCGCCGCTACGCGCCTCGTGGCTAATTCTGCTCATCTTCGCCTTTTCATCGCCAAAAAGCCCAACACAACTGACCGCCCCCGCCGCAGCTCGCCACCCAAAATGGCAGGCCGAAGGCGAGTGCCATTGAAAGCCAGCGGGCGAAACGCCTGATCCCTGATCTCTGACTCCTGATCTCTGTCATAAGGACTCCACCAATCCTTGAATTCGGCTGGCCACCCAGCCTTCGGTATGCAGCCGGGGCCGTTTATTGCATGTAACAACCAGGCTCTGCTCTGCCTCGTTGAAGGTCCATTCAGTCGGAATGCCATTGCAAACGGCGGAAAAACTGTCATTCAGAATGGACATCTTTTCCGCCTGCGCCCGAACACGAGCCCGGATCGCCCTGAACTTCAGCCGCGAGATGCCGTGAAAGCTGATCGTCATCTGGTCCCTGATCTCTGACCCCTGACCCCTGATCCCTGTTTTCTGGATTGCCGCCGCCGGGCTTGGTTTGTCCCGGCGGCGGCGGTTGGTTGAGTTCCCGAGGTACGCGCTTTGACCATCGTCAACACATGTAACCAGCGCAATCTGTACAAAGCCGCTGGCAGCAATCTCGGGCCGTTCGCTCATTTTTGGGGTATCCGGTTAAATCTTTGCCGTCTGCTCAGCCGCTTTCAGCTTGGCCAGAACCTTAGCCGCGATCTCCTCGACGAATTCGTCAAGAAATCCGTCTTTGCATTTCAGCACCGCGCCAGACTCAAGTTCGGCGTGGGCAAACCGCGCCTTGATCGCCGTCTCGATAGCGATCAGCCGCGTCTCGACGGTTGTTTCCAGGCTCTCGACAGCCTTGCTGATCTTGCCCGAGAAAAGCGCGCCAACGATTACGCCCACAATTGCCGTGATTGAAATCCACAAAACGAACATTTTCTTCCTCCGTTATTGTTCGGGCGGTCTGGCCGCCCGGTTATTCAAAACGTCCGCCGCTTTGTTGATGCCATAAAGCGACCCGCATATTGCGCCCACAAAAACTCCCAGCGGACCCAGCAGCGTGCCAATCTCCGCCACGCTCACCGGGCCTTTGACCTTGGTCACGAGCGCCGTCACCCAGCCCAGGGCGAACACAATCACCAGCGCTACGCACACGCGCGTGCTGCTGACCGAGCCGTCCGACTCCCCCAGCATCGAGCGAACGAAACAGAGTTTGGAAAAATCGACCATCGCCTTACCTGTGCGCCGCGTATCCGGCCGCCGCGCCAGCCGCGCCGCCAATCAAAATCCATTTGCCTGCGGTCACTGTCCGCTGCCACCAGGTGCCACCCTTGGCCGTCCGCTCCCATTCGTCGCGCTGGGCCGTCGTCGCTTTCAGCTCCGTCGCCGTGTCCGCCGCCGTCTTGGTGCACACGTCCAGCTTGGCCGCGTCTTCCTGGCAGTCAATCTCCGCGTTCTGTATCGCCTTAAAATCGGCTGCGGGGATGACGAGCTGCTGCGCCTTGGGCGCATCCGCCAGCGCCGTCGCGGCGGATTGAGCCGCGCCGGTGGCCGCTGCCGGCTGGGGAGCCGCCTGAATCGTGATGGGCTGGGGAAGATTCGGAATCAGCTTCGAGGTTTCGGCCACGATCCGCTGCGCCGTCGCCGGCTGCTGGCGCTCAGCCTCCAGCGTCTTCAACTGCGCGTCCAGCGCCTTTTCCAGCTTTTGCGCATCTTCGGCCGCTGCGTTCACCACCCTCTGCTGCGTGGCTGTATCAGTCTGAGCCTTCAGCCGCGCATCGCGCTCTCGCAGCCAGCAGATCGCGCCCACCGTCACCAGCAGCAGGGCGGCAGCCCAGCCCGCAATTTTCCATGATTTACCCGAAATGGTCATATCGCCTCCGCCGTCTCTGATCTCTGATCTCTGATCCCTGATCTCTGGCCTTATCCCCGCCACAGCGCCGCTTCCGCCTCGCGCCGTGTTCTCAACGCGGCCAGCTCGACTTCGTGGCCGCTTTCTACCCCGTGATCCCAAAGCAGCAACTGCGCGCAGGCTTCGTTGTACTTACCGGCGTTCAAGTCTTTCAGCAGCGTGGAAGATCCCAGCCGCCCCGCGCCCAGGTTGAAGGTGAAATCGACCAGCGCGTCGAATTGGCCCTGAGTCAGCGGAACCTCGACCAGGCGCTCGACTGCCTGGCAGGCGGCATTCACATCCGAAACGAGAATGTCCGAGGCGTCGGCTTCGCTGATTCCGTTCGGAAAGGACTGCGGATGCAGCAGCCGATGGCCGTAGCCAATGGTGGGGAAGCCGCAAACATCCTTGTAGACCTTCGAGCGAAAGCCCTCGCTGCGCTTCAAAAGCGCCAAGCCCGCGTCGCTGAATTTCATTGCCGTCTCCCATTCGGAGAGGCAGCGGTCAGCCATCAGTAGTCAGTCGTTTCCTGATTCCTGATCTCTGATCCCTGATCCCTGCCTTCCCCTGCTCTGGCACACCGCCAATCTCCTTTCATGAGAGTTTGGTGATGTTGTTAGTAGCCAGCATAGGGCGCGGCTTCGCCGCGCAGCGTTCGAGCTGTGAGAGGTGAGCTAAATGCGATAAATGGGATGGGCTGCGAGAAAGAGTTAGTTGGAATGGTCATCGATTGCGTAGTTGGCAATCAGTAACTCGGGAGACTTCTTCCGTTCACCGGCTCCCGAAATCGTATAGACGACTCCTACCTTTCGGACCTTGAAACCATGCTCGCGCGCCAAGGCGCGAATCTCCGCGCAATCGTCAAAGCTCATCAGAAAACGGCCCTTCAGAGCGGCGAGCTGCGCGAACATCTCCGCACGCCGATCTTTCGGCAGCGGCTTGTATTGCCCGTTCGACTGGAAAGATACGTAAGGCGGATCGAGATAAAAGAATGTTTCCGCTGAATCGTAACGATTGAGGATCTCCGCGAAGTCCCGCTGCTCAATCAAGACCGCCGCGAGCCGTTCCGCCGTAGCTTCCAGCAATTCGCGCACCCGGCTGAGCGGCCGCTTGGCCCTTGGAGCGCGCGCCGTGAGGCTGGCGAACTGTTGGCCCTTTGCCCCGAAGGAATACCAGATCAAATAGGCGAAACGCAACGCCCGGTCAATTTCGTCGGCTGAATCCGCCTTCGTCCGCAACTCTCGGAAGCGTGCGGAATGGATGCACTCCAATTGCAACCGCTCGGCCAGCTCCGCCGTCCGGTGTTTTGTCACGCGGAAAAAGTTGATCAAATCGCCGTTCAGATCGTTCACCACCTCATATTGCGATGGTTGTTTGGCAAAGAGCAGCTTCGCCGATCCGGCAAAGACCTCGACGTAGATTTTATGTTCAGGAACCATCGCCAGGAGCGTCTTTAGCAATGCACGTTTTCCACCAGGCCATGCAAAAGGGGAATTCATGTTCCCGAGCGTAGCTCGAAACAAAAGCGAATGCAAGGCGAAGACTGTGAGCCGCGATATTAGCGAACTGAGCCGATACTGACGGCGAATTCCTGCTCGCGGAAAGCGCTACGTGACTCCATCCAGCGCACACCCCAGAGAATCGCGGCGGTATAGGGAATTGCACAAAGAAGATCGAACAGATAATGCTGCCCCGAACCTAACGTAGCCAGAACGATGAGAGTCAGATAGATAGAGCCCGCAATGAATCCCCATCGTCATTTGCGCAGGAACCATAGGTCCAACAGCGCCGTCGAGGTGTGGACTGAAGGGATGCCGTTGGGTGCTGCGGCTATGGCCAGCAGGTGGGGAACAAGATGCGGCGGAGGCAACACCGGGAAGTGCGGAAATGCGAAGATCGGGCCACAAACGGGGATCAAAAGATAAATCGGAACTGCGGCGAATAGGTTAATTAAAAAGACAATCGCCAGCTCCCACGCCTCACGGTCCGAACGCAAATAAAGATAGGCAGCAAACACGCCAGCCGCTGTCATCGGCAGCAGACCATAAACGATACTTGTCAGAATCGCTAGCCATAAATGATGTATAACCAATTGGCCGAGAAAAAAGCTCGGAGAGCCGAAGAACTCATCGATCTGATAGATATAGAGATCGAATTTGAGTGGCCGTAGGCTAGTGAGTGCATTCGCTATCAACTGCGCAAGGATTCCCGCGGGCTCAATGAGCGCGGCGACAACGAGAACCCACTCGGTGCGCTTGCGATCCTCCGGCACAACAAACCAGCGCAAGGCCAGGATCGGGATAAGTACGCCCGCAAGCGCCATGCCAGGGTAAGTGATCAGGAAAATTATAAAGGGATTCGTCATCATTTTTTCGCTTACAGACCAATTTCAAATGTTCGCTAGTTCGAGATCGCCCGCAAGATCGCATACACCAGGCCCGCGGTGAGGCTGAATGCCCACAAAGCGCCGAAGACTGCCCAGAAAATAGACTTGGCGGTAAGCTGACCGGATTTCTGTTCAGCGGAATTGGGATCAGAGGCTTGAGCGCGGATATCGTCTAGCGATAGACCGCCCGTCTTCGCTTTGATGCACGCTTCATGCGTGTCACACATAAAGCCAGCAGGCTTGCCGCAGTACTTGCAATTCGCCATCACATCCTCACTTTCTGACCGGCGGCGGATAGCCAATCCACTTTACAACCTCGCCGACAATTGAAAAATCGCCTTCTGGCCGCATGACCTTCACCTGATAGGTAGGCGATGTATGTTGTGGCACCAGGAGAAACGTCTTTCCATCGCGCCTCAGCCATTTAATCGTAATGCCATCACCCTCGCGCGCCGCGACCATATGCCCCACCAGGTGTTCGGCGGACCG